GATTATTGGTGCTATGTCATTAGAAAGTTTTATTTATGTATTAGCGTCAGAAGGAACTACTACAAAATTATTAAAAATAGATTTAAGAAATTTAAAAGATACAACAATAGGTCATGGAGTTTATCTTGACCTTAAAACTTCAGTTACAGGAACGTATGATGCGGCAACAGATTTAACTACGTTTACATCACCTTATGGTGCAAAGACTGGATTGATTGCAGTAGATAGAACTAATGGTAATAACTACACAGCAACAAATACAACAGGTTCAACATATACAATCGTAGGAAACCACACAGCGTTATACATTGGTGTTCCATACGAAAGTAAATACACAATGTCTACACAGTATGTAAGAGAGAATACTGGAAGAGGATTAGTAGCAGTAACTTCAGGTAGATACCAAATACGAAACATATCATTTAACTTTGAAAACAGTGGGTTCTTCCAAGTAGAAGTTACTCCTACTAATAGAGATACGTCTACAGCTATTATGAATGGTTATGTTATTGGTACAGCCACGTCAGTGGTAGGACAACCTGCTATAGCAACAGGAACTTTAAGAGTACCTGTACAATGCCAAAACACAGAATTTACTTTAGATATTAAATCGTCATCTCACTTGCCTATGTATATCGCAGGTGCAGAAGTTGAAGGTTATTATCACAATAGAGCAAGAAGGATTTAATGAAAGAAAATTACGTTAGAAAAGCAGAATTAAAAGATGCGTTAGAGTTAGCACCAAAGATTAGAAAAGGTGACAGGCAAGAGATTATGGCTTCAGATGGTGCATCACCCTTACAAGCGTTAGTAATACCATTTACACAACAAGGTAAAATTTATTCTATTATTGGAACAACGTCCGAAGGTGTAATTGGTATGTTTGGTTCTACTCCATCTAAAGAAAAAGGTTACGGAGTAGTGTGGTTATTATCTAGTGAGGATTTGTTTAAACATATTAAACAGTTTATTCAAGAATGTCCTAAATGGGTAGCAGAGATGAGTAAAGATTATGAGTACGTCTACAATTTTGTAGATGAAAGAAATTGGAAAAGTTTAAAATGGTTACAATTTTTAGGATTTGAACCAAAAAGAAAAATAGGAGATTTCGGTATCGGTAAGATGCCATTTTTATTAATGATGAAAGAGGTAAAATAAATATGTGTAGTATTCCTGCGGCACTTCAAATAGCAGGTTCAGTTGTTCAGTATCAACAAAAGAAAGCTGAAAACAAAGCTATTAGAAGAGACCAAAATACAACAAGACGAAATGCCGATAGAGGATATTTACATGACATGAATAAGATTGACCAAGAGAAAGTCAATGCTGATATGGAAAAAACTAAAGCTGAAATACGAAGTAAAGCAGAAAAGAATTTAGAAATATCACAAAAAACAAATTTAGGTTTTGGTAACAATACTAAAATAGTACAGTCTATAGGTTATTTATTTGATGATGACTGGAATGAAATAACAAGTGGTTATGACAAAGATGTACAAATATTTCAAAACCAACAAACAGAAGCATACGCTAATTTATCTAAAACTTACAACAGTTTAAAACCCCCTATAGAACCTTCAAGAACTGGATTAATTATTGATGTAGCAAGTACAGCATACGAAGGTTACGAAACTTATAAAACTAATCAAGAGGCTAAAGAATAATGGCAAAGTATCAAAGACAAGCAACTAATAAATATTATGGTGCGGCTAACGCAGGGTATGTATCAACAGGTAGTGCTACTGATGGTCTAGCAAAAGCACTATCAAATGCAGGTTATAAAGTTGGTAAAGCAGAAAGTTTAAGAATAGATAGAAAAAAAGATAAAGCTATTGCAAAGATAGATGAGTTATATGCAAATGGAAATACATTTGAACAAATACAATCTCAAATTATTGCAGGTAAACACCCAGAGTTAACTGGTAAATACATTGATGCAACTACAAATTATCATGCAGGTAAAGTAAAAGCACATGAAGTTATTAATGCTATTACACAAGGCAAAGAAGATAATAATTATGACATTACAGATGAAAGCACTAATCTTGATATGTTTTATAAACAATATATGCCTGATACGAAGGCAATGGATAGTGCAACTTTATTAGGATTTACAAAACATTTTAATGAATTTAGAGCAAGAGATGCAATAAAAGATGCAAAACTTCGAGGCGAAGCTAATTCAGTAAAAAAAGTAATGGAAGGTGCAGGAATATTATCAGATGAACCTATAGAAACTTTAAAGAAAAATTTACCATCAATATTAAAAGATTTACAAATAGAAATACCTTCAAGAGATGGGAAAAGTAAAAATCTATTATACACCAATGCAGAAACTTTAGCTGTTGTTAGACGAAGTATTCTTGATGTCATTTCAAAAGCAAAAACAGAAGATGATTTAGATAGAGCAGATATATTAATGAATACTAATTTAGGGTATTCTAAAAATGGTTCTGCTATTGGTACTTTAGCCTCAAGAAAATCTAAAGAAGTTATATCTTTGCAAGATACGTTAACAAGAAAAAGAAGAGATTTAGAAAGACAAGATAGACAAGAAGCTGAATACCAAAGAAACCAAGAAGTAAAATCTATCTATGCTGAAATGTATTCTGATGTAACCGAAACTGATGCTGAAGGTAATGTTACTACAAGACCTAGAACTTACACAGAAAAGATGGCTTTAAGAGATAGATTGGAAGCAATGGGTGACATTCATGCTGTTGCTAATTTTGATAGAGCAATGACTGATGACTTATACATTGATGATAACCCACAAATTTTAGATGATTTTGTTGCCAAAATTTATTCTGATGGTTTTGCTGATATAGATGAAATGAAAGAAGAATTTAACAAATTGGACACTGACCCTAAAAAAATGGGAGCAATGCTAGACCACTATGAGAACTCACAAAAAGATGACAATGCAAGATTGCACTTAAACAACCTAGCATACTCTTCAGGTTCTAAAGCTATTATGAATATTATTGAAGGAGCATTTAAAGATAGCACTATGATGGGAAAAGAGAAAGCACAAGCAATGGCTGAAAGCTCTGTTAATCGACATGTTATAAGAGAAATCTATGACTTTGAAAGTGACTTCTTTAAAAGAGAAGGTAGAAAACCTACCAATGATGAAAGAGATGCTTTCATGGTTAAACTAGAAACTTATATTAAGAAACAATATCAAAATGCTGTTGGTATAAATGAAAAACCTTTAATAACTTTTGATGACCAACAAAAAATAGCTGATGCAAAAGCATTAGAAGAAAAGAAAAAACTAGAAACCGAACAGGTACAAGAAGCTAAAAAAGAAGAAACAAGACAAGCAACTAATTTCTATGAAACTTTTGACACTGCTATATCAGCTTTATCTTCTCTTCAAATACAGACTGATAAATTTGATGACCAGTCAATAATAATAAATGGAGAAAAAGTTAATGTTCCGCAGATTGAACAACACAGAACTAACAATGATAACTTTCCATTTAATAGTATTTCACAAGAAGACTTTAATAATGAAGAAGTTGTACCATTTATACAAAACACTCTTTCAGCAGTCTTTCCTGAAGGCACTTTAAATAAAGAGTTCTTTGACCTTATCCCAGATAAACAAGGTGCAAAATTAATAAATGATTTAACTAAACAATTAGGTGTTGACCGAGAAGTAATAATAGATGCAATGGAAGGCATGGCTAAATAATGGATTTTAAAAAATTACGAAATAACGATACTACAGATACATCAACTTACGTTGTACCTGAAGTAGCTAAAACAGAAAATGATGCTTTAGAACAAATACAAACAGAAGATTTTTATAAAACATTAAAAAGTTATTATTCCTACAGAGAAAATGACAAAAAATTTAATAAAATGTCTCATGCAGATTTATTAGATTATTTTTATACAGACAGGTCTTGGAGAACAAACAACACAGTTTCTATGGGTATGGACATGTCTAATGTCATGGGTGAAGAAGACGAAAAAAGATTAAAAGAATTTGCATATATATCACAAACTTATGAAAACCTCCCTTCATTTTGGAATGACCCAAATAGAAGTTTTGGTTCATGGTTAGTTGACAATGGGGGAGCTATGATAGCTGACCCAGTAAACCTTGTAGGTGTTGGAGTAGGTGGTCAAGCCGCAAAACAAGCATACAAACAAGCATTAAGAGTAACACTTAAAGATAAAATAGCAGGTGAACTTAACGAAAGAGCTTTAAAAGAAACCGCTCAATATGCACAAAAACAAGCATTAGGTAAAGCTGTAGTAAAAGGCGGATTAACTGAAGGTGGTATCAATGCTGTTATAGCAGGTGGACAAGATGCTTTATTACAACACACAAACATAGAAGCAGGTATTCAAGATAAATACAGCATAGGTAGAGGAGCAATTAGTTCAGCCGCAGGTTTTGGTTTTGGTACAGCTTTTGGTTCTGCTTTTGCGGCAGGTTCTTTTAAGTTAACCAATAACGCATTAAGAAGAAAAAGCGTTAAAAAATTATTGGAAATAGACGCTAAAGGTAGAAGTAATATGACAGGTTCGCAACTGTTTGATGTACTTGTACCAGATGACAATACACCTTCTTTAAAAATTAAACCAACTCCTAAAACAACTAAAGAATATATTAATGACCTCAATCGAGGTGAAATAACTCCTAAAGATAAACCCCCATTAAAATCAAACAACGCACCTAAATTTCAAAAACCGAGTTCTGACCAAAAACAAAGCAATGAAGGTTTAATAAAATTTACGATTGATGATGTTACCGATAAATTAAAAAAGAAGACTATAACTTTTGAACAAATGATTAATGATGCAGTTAGGTTGTATGGAGCTGACCCTAAAAAATTGACAGAGTTTGCTGAAAGAGTTGCGTATGGTGAAGATTTTATAAATTTGTATGCAACAATGGTTGCACAGAAAGATAAGATTAAAGCTAAATACGACATCATGGGTGCGTTAGGTACAGAAAGTAATAGACTTGATTTAACACCTGAAGAAAAATTACAATTAATAGCAGACTTCGATAAACAGATGGCAGAAACTTCAACAGAATTGATGATTGATAGTGTCATGGGTACAAATGTTGCTAGAGGTAATGTTGCAAGAAGAATAGATGCTGATGGTACAAGAGCCGCAAAATTAATGACTGAACCAGAAAATCCTAAAATGTTGGAATTAGCAAAAGGAACTCCTGAACAAAAATGGGAATTTATGAATGCAGTTGGTAAATTATCTGACAGAGACCAAATTATAAGAGCATTACAAAATGTAAGAAAAGTTAATAACTGGGAACTTGGTATGGAGTTTGTAAACAACAACCTTCTATCTTCACCAGATACACACATACTTAACATTGTGTCAGGTTTAGTACAAACACAATGGAAACCTGCAACAATGGCATTAAGAGGTGCAAACATGTTTTTTAGAGACAAAGACAGAGCAAGAGTAATTATGAGAGAAGCATTACAAACTTATCTATATCAATATGCTTTTATTGGTCATGCTTTAAAAAGAGCAGGTAAATCATTTTATGAAGGTAGAGCTATTCTTGACAGCAGACAAATGAAACATGATAGCAACGTAAGACAAGGACAGCTTCAAGATTTATTTGATGCTTGGGGTGAAGCTCTTACTGATGTTATAGGATTAGAAGGAACTAAAATAGGTAAAGCTGTAACACAATCCTTCAAAGGGGCAGGTAGAGTTGTTTCAGCACCTATGAGAATTTTATCAGCAGGAGATGAATTTCTTAAATCTATGATGTTTAAAGCTAGAATGACATCTTTAGTTAATTCAAGAATATTGAAAGAAAACCCAGAGTTTAGCGTGATGAATGACACTAACATACAAATAAATAAAAAGAATTTTACTGATATTAATTATGCAGAGAAATACAAAAAAAGAGCAAAAGAAATAGAAGATGAATTTATTAATGAAAATGGGTCTGCTATTCAAATAGGAAATACTGTTAATGACAGATTAAACTCCCCTTTGTATTATGCACAAGAAGGTTCTTATACTCAAAATGTAGGACAAATAAATCCAAACACAGGTAATTTAGATGACAAATTTACTGGTTCACTTTTAAGAGTTGCCACAAAACATAAATCATTAAGATTATTAGGGCTTCACTTTATTAATACTCCATCAAATTTGTTAAGATGGTCAGCACAACACTTACCTTTTCTAGGTAGATTTCAATTTCAAATGAAACACCTGTTAGCAGAAAAAGGATTAAAGAATGGAAAAATTAGAAATTCTGTAGAACGAGGCATGAACCCATTTAGAAAAAAAGAATATTTAAACCCAGAGGCGGCGGCTGAAGCTAAAGCAAGAATACAAATGGGTTGGGCATTATGGGGAACAGCAGTTAATTTTGCATTAGCAGGTAAGATTGTCGGAGGTGGTGATATAGATTGGAAAAAACAAAAAGATAGAGAACAAAATACAGGAGAGATACCATACTCATATAAAACTGATGATGGCAGATATATTTCTTTAAATAGATTAGACCCTATTATGATGCCATTCTTTATTGCGGCTGATTTAGTTGCTTTGTTTAAAAGTAGATTAAGCACTACTGATGATTTAGACCCTGTTGTAGAAAAAGATACAACTGAATTAATTATGGGAACAGTTGCAACATTAACAAGAAACGTGACTTCTAAATTTTACACAAAAAATATTATTGAATTAGTAAACTTAATGACAACAGATGATGTAATGTTTTCAAGAAAACCAGAAAGAATGGGAACAAACATTGCTTCTCAATTTGCATTTAAAGTATTTCCATTGTCAGGAGGTTTAAGATATTTAGATAGAGTTAATGATGAGTGGGAAAGAGAACTTTATACATTAAGTGATAGACTACAAACTTTAAATCCAATGGACAGTAAAACCGCAGTGATGCCAAAACGTAATATGTTTGGTGAACCTATTGATAGAAAGAATGGTTGGTTATTTGGGTTAGGTGGTGAAAGTGGTTTATGGTCTTCCCCTTTTGCTATGACTAATTTTAAAAATACAGAGACAGCTAAATTTATAAGAGAACGTGATTTTAAATACAAACACCCAGTACAAAGTATTAGAATGAAAGGTGATAGTACAGGTTCAATGAATTTAAAAGATATGAGAAATGCTAAAAATCAAACTGCTTACGATAGAATGTTAGAAATTAAATTTGAAACTAGAGTAGATGAGAGTGGAAGTATTATTTATGATAAATCTTATGATGGTAAACAATACACATTAGCTGAATATGTTGAAAAAATGGTTACAGATTTAGGAAATCAAAAAGGAGAATTATATCAACACCCTAGTGGAACTATAAATGGTAAAGACGAACAAGCACAGATTATTATTGATTTTGTTAAAAGAATAGACAGATATTCTAAACAACAGATGATGGCAGAGTTTCCAGAATTTGCTGAAAGACAAAAAGCTATCTATGAAAATAGAGATAATAAATATAGAAAACACTACGAAACCCTACAAACCCTAGCAAACAACTAAACTTACACTTTTAGTAAAACCCAATCAAAAATTAAGGAAAATCATACATGGCAAATAGTTTTGTACGTTATACAGGCGATAACAGTACAACATCTTATTCTATTCCATTTAGTTACAGAAGTACGGCAGATTTAACTGTTACTCTAGCAGGGTCAGTTACTACAGCTTTTAGCTTAAATAGTGCAGGAACTACCCTTACTTTCAACTCTGCACCTGCCCAAGATGCGGCTATTGAGATTAGAAGAAGAACGTCACAGACTACTAAATTAGTAGACTATGCTTCTGGGTCAGTTCTTACAGAGAACGATTTAGATACAGATAGTGACCAAGCGTTCTTTATGTCACAAGAAGCTATTGATGATGCAGGTGATGTTATCAAAGTTTCAAATACAGATTTTCAGTGGGACGCACAGAATAAAAGATTAACAAATGTAGCAGACCCTACTGCGGCACAACATGCGGCAACTAAAAATTACCTAGAAAATACTTGGTTATCTGCAACAGACAAAGCTACGCTTAACACTGTTAATAGCAACATGACTGCTATTAATACTGTTAATAGTAACATTACAGCTATTGGGACAGCTAATACAAATTCAGCAAATATAACTACAGTAGCAACTAACATTGGTTCAGTAAATACAGTAGCAACTGACATTGCAAAAGTTATTGCAGTAGCCAATGATTTAGCAGAAGCAGTATCAGAAATAGAAACAGTTGCAGACGACTTAAATGAAAGCACAAGTGAGATTGATGTTGTTTCAAATAACATAGCTAATGTAAATATTGTAGGTGGTATTTCTAGTGACATTACAAGTGTTGCAGGGATAGCTTCAGCTATTACCGCAGTAAACAATAATTCTACAAACATTAATGCAGTAAATACAAATTCAAGTAACATCAATACAGTTGCAGGAGACAGTACAGAAATAAATGCTGTAGCAGGTAATGCTTCAAACATAAATTCAGTTGCAGGTATAACTTCTGACATCACTAGCGTTGCAGGAATTTCTACGGCAGTAACGGCAGTAAACAATAATTCTACAAATATAAATGCTGTAAATTCAAACAGCTCTAACATTAACACAGTTGCAGGTATGCAGTCTGCAATAAGCACAGTTAACTCAAGTGCAACGGCGATAAATGCAGTAAATGCAAATGCTACCAACATCAATACTGTAGCAGGAGCTAACACAAATATTACAAATGTTGCAGGTGGATTAACTAATATTAATACAGTTGCTACAAACCTAGCTTCAGTAAATAACTTTGCAGAACAATACAGAATTTCAAGTTCAGCACCAACAACAAGTTTAAATGTCGGAGACCTGTATTTCGATACAACGGCGAATGAACTTAAAGTCTACAAATCTAGTGGTTGGGCGGCGGCAGGTTCTACAGTAAACGGAACAAGCCAAAGATACACATACAATATTACAAGTGCAGTTTCTTCTGTAACAGGAAGTGATGCAAACGGAAATACACTTGCGTATGACGCAGGGTTTGCTGACGTATATCTAAATGGAGTTCGTTTATCTTCATCAGATATTACAATTACTTCTGGTACATCAGTTGTATTTGCTTCAGTATTATCAAATGGAGATGTTGTTGATATTGTTGCTTACGGAACATTTAACGTAGCTTCAGTTGCAGGTTCAGCAATAACTTCAGGAACTATTAATGACGCAAGATTACCTACAACTATTGCTGACAAAGTAATAACAGCAACATCATTAACTGCAAAAGGAGATGGTTCTTCAGCAGATGGTAAGATTACACTTAATTGTTCACAAAAT